ATACCAACCACAAAGTGCAAGTCACATGACTCGATTCGCAGCTAAACAGTTTTTCTTAACTTACCCTCGCTGTGACTTAGACTTGCAACTACTTCTTGATGGACTCACAACTGCGCTTGCACCTCGCCTCTTCCGTCACAAAATTGTGCAGGAACGCCATGGAGACGAGGGACTTCATGTCCACGCTATTATTGTCTGCGCGGAAAGGATTGACACGTCCAATCCTAGATTTTTTGATGTCGCTGGCTTTCACCCTAACATTCAGACGGTACGAAACCTACGTCAAGCTTACACGTACCTTGACAAAGAACCAGTCCAGGCATTATGTAATCTAGATGAACCAATACCCAAAATGTCCTGGGGTGAACTATTAGAAAAAGCTACTGATGCAGTGGAGTTTATGAACCTCATGAAGAAATATCACCCTAGAGATTATATATTGTCTTTCACTAGGCTTCTTGATTTTGCAGAGGTTCACTTTACGGAACCTCCTCCTTTATACGAAACTCCTGAGGGCTATTCATTCTTAACTTGTCCTGCTATCGATAACTGGGTCTTAAATGAGATGGTGAGTGGTTTGCTGTTTTCAGGTGACCTTGTTCGGTGTCGGGCGCTTGCGCGCTACCGACGACCGAAGTCAGGGCTGGGGCCTGCGGCCTACCAGCCTACTGACGGGGGTCCTGCGGACCCCGTGTTCCGAGTCGCTCACGCGCCTCTCCCTTCCTTTGATAAACTTGATTGTGTTGTGTGGTTTAACGATACTGTGTGGTTTAACGATACTTTTGTATAGGGTAGGCCAGACAGGCCGAAGTCTCTAGTACTGATCGGGCCCTCCAGGACGGGGAAGACGACCTGGGCGAGGTCATTGGGGCGGCACGTGTACTGGAACAGCTTAGTCAATCTAGACGTTTGGAGTCCTTTAGCGGATTATATAATTTTTGATGATGTTGATATTGATTTTTTGCCTGGATATAAGTGCTGGTTGGGGGCACAGAAAGAATTTACTGTCACTGATAAATATAAAAAGAAAAGGAAGATTATGTGGGGGAAGCCTTGTATCTGGCTTTGCATTGACGATAAGGACCCCCTCCTCTCTAGCAAAGTCTATAGAGACTGGATTAGTATGAATTGTGTTTTTGTTACAGTTATAAATAAAATGTATTAAATATCTTGTTCATTACTAACTACTAGTCCTTCATTAATGGTTTTAACTAAATCTGATAATTTTGACGGAGATGAGTCAACCCGTTGGTCTATTCTATAAGAATCTAATACAGTGCGAGTGAATTTAATGGCTTTGTTTATGTATACATCCAAGTGAACCCTTGCGGTTCCAATATATGAGGGTGGAATTGCAACCGGATTCCCTTCTGTTGGTGTGATAGTAGCAACTTGTCCTCTAGCTACTATCATATAGTATAGAGTACCCGGATATGACTGATCCTGCATCTTTGTGACAGTATCACCCATAGTGGCATCATGATGGTGCACTAATGGTTTATTCAATTGATGAAAAAACTTATGATTGTGAACCATGCCTGGGGACATTTTAACCGAGATTTTTTTGATTGTTTTAAAGTACCGTTTGAAGAGTTTACAGTCACTGGGTCTACAGGATGTCCGTGATGGTCTGAATGCATCATCCACACAAGACCTCCAACATTGATTTTTTGTTCATCATATAGCCCTAGGTTCCAGATGGCTTCTGGTGTACCATGAGGTGCTGTCACGGATGTTGTGTTCAATTCAACCCCCACATTAGCATTGGGGCCTCCATGTGTTATAATAGCTGCTGAATCCAGATCACATGCTTTTATCTGTTTAATAATGTATAGATCCATGTAGCAGCTGACAGTTGTTTGGTTGGCTATTTGTATATTCCCAGACTCATACAATGCTATCAACCTTTTAGTTTGGTTCACATTACTGTTACTGTTAGCCGGATGACCGCCTATGTCAGTCTCCGTAATACCAGCCTGGGCTGCCTGATTGGAAATCGAATTTTGTATCAGAGCATATGTAGTTCTGCCACCTACCGTAATAACAGTAGACACCGCCTGTCTATTGGGCTTAGTTGTCAACTGGTCCTTTACTATTCCATCGATTTTCATTAATTGGGGCCGATTTGTTTTGCAAATAGTCCTGATATATGGCGACATTTTCCGCTTGCTGTGACTTTTCGACTCTTCGATACGGGACATACCTTGGTAACTCGGGGAAACGATTTTCCGCCGATGACCGAGGCGCAGGCCCTTGGCTTGGGGCCAATTTCTCTGAACTGCCGTTTTGACTTTTTTGTATACCTTTTTGGCGTACTGGCCAGCTTTGTACGTCTCCTTGGCAGCAGAATACGCAGCTTTGCCCGCACCGTAGGCAGATATGGCCGTATTGTATATATTGCTGCTTGTCCGCTTTCTCTTTACTCCCATGATTACCCAGTTTGTTCTGTCCAATCGGAGTTTAAGTGGAATGGGATCTACTATTTATATAAATAGGCTCCCACTTTCCCACTGTGGTTGGTAGTAATATTA